ATCCTCTTTTGGTTGAGTTTAGACTAGGGACTAGTGAGACGGCGCCCGCGGCGCCGTCATGCCAGTGCCTAGGCGGCAACCTTGATGCTGCAGCCATCAATGCAAACCCAGCTCTTTCCGCTCTGGACGAACGCGCCGTTCTTTGCCGCCTTCACCATGCCAATGTGCTTCGAGGTGAGCTTGGTGGCCTTGGTCATGGTGCAAAGGTACACAGTGCGGCCGAGATTAAGATTGGACTGGATGTAGGCGACGCGGCGGCGCGCCTTGTGCCATGTCAGAAAGCGATTGGCCTTCATTTCGCTGTTTTTCATAGTGTCGTTTCCCTTCCTTGGTTGAGTTTAGACTAGGATCTAGTGAACGGGCGGCTTGCCGCCCGTCTGCTAGAGCCTAGTTAACGCGGATACCATAGGCTTTGGCGCCGTCGCGTGTGCGGTACGGTTCAACGCGGGGGTTCTCGCCGGGCAGGACGTCGCCGCGATTGTAGGCAATCTCTAGGGCAATTTCGGCTTTGACGCGCGACGTGTACCCGTATGCGTACCAGTAGCTTTCCATTGTTATTCTCCCATAAAATCAGAAAGCGATTGCGCGCCGGTAAACCCGGCATGACGCGACGGCATATACGCGTCGTCAAGCGCGTCAAACATGCGCTCGACGGCGCGCTCGATCTGAGCTTCGGACATCTTTCCGGCCGCGTACTGGGCGCGCGCCCAGTCGTCAATGTTGCGCGCACGGCGCTGATAGTCGGCATATTCCGCGTCAAAAAGCGCGTTTTCGCCAGGATACTCTTCGTGTGTCATCGTGGTGTTTCCCTTCCGTGTTTGTGGTGCGGTCTAGTGAGCGGCCGCGCATGGCGGCCGCCTGCTAGACCGCGCCCTAGGCGCGGTCCGTTTTCTTGATCAGTATGTGCTTGCCTTTCCATTTTCCCTTTGTGATCTTAACCGTGTCCGTGTCGTCTGTGTAGGTAGTGAAGATTCCTGTGATTTTGTTTCCGGCCCGCGTTGTGATTGTCGTTTCCATTTCCGTTCTCCGTGGTTGATAGACGCAGAATAGCGAACTGCTCACATAATGTCAACAACAAATATTTGTTGACACCACTTTTTCTTTCGTGCTAGTGTCCACGTATTGTCAACACAACACAAGGAAACGGACCATGTGGACCACAAAGCGCTTCAAGACCTCGCACGCAATGGCTAACTGGATTGGTGCCAACCAGCATCGCTTTCAGATTGTTCCACTGTACGTCAACAATGGCTACGCCGTGGAGTTCAAAAAGCTGAGGCGTGTCTATTGACGCGGCGTAGCAGGACGTGCTACACGCTGGCGTGTAGTAAGCAAACGGCGGCCAAACGGCCGCCGTTTTCTTTTGGGCAATGGCTGGGGTACGCGTGGGGTACGACGTGGGGCAATGCAGAGCGGGGCTAAAAGCTATACGCCATCGGCTCTTGGGTAATATGGGTTATCTCTCTAGTTAAAGGACTGTTAAGTGTATATTAGTAAATGCTAATATAATAGTGTGCTGTTACTGGAAGGGCGACTTCGAGTAAAATTAACGTTCTACATTACCCCACACTACCCCACAGTGACGCTACGTCACCTCTCCGCTGCCCCGGCGCTTGCAATCCCGCTGTTAGTCTGCTAGATTGTTAGAGCAAACAAAACGCTAGAAAGGACTAGCCGCATGGCACAGCTTTATGTCTACGCCGACACTTACGCCGACAATACTGCGACGCTGGATGACACACTATCCACGCTAGCAAGCGACGAAATCATTACGTCAAGTCACAAGCAAACGCTGGCGCTGGCGATTGAGCCATTGCTTCCATGCCTGTTAAAGATAGGCGTGCGCACGCCTCTTAGCATTGTCTACTGCGAAGCTGGCGGCCGACGCTTCCGCGTCGGGCAGCGTGGACAGTTCATGCCGGGAAGCTGGCGCGCCAATCTGAGGACGAAACGTTTCTGGTGACAGAAAGGTCCACAGCACATAGCCGCCAGGCGCGCACGCCAGCAACTAACATGTTAGCATGCTAGCTAGGCTAGCCTGCTACCATGCTAGCAGATTGGTGCAGTGCAGCATTTTGCTGCGAGTGCTCAGAGGGGAGGGGGGGGCAGGGCCAAGCGCGGCTGCTGTTGCCGTGGCCAAGGGCTGCACGAATTTTTTTATTTTTTCTCCACGCTCACAACAAAATACTTGACGCTTGCTCAAACAGCCAACCCGCGCTATCTTGACGTCATGACCTTCCACTCACTGCCCTACGACCCGCGTCCACTGACCGCCACCGAGGCGCGTCTGGAGGCGATCTACGCGGCTGCCAAGCTGGGGCTCAAGGGCGACAGCCTGGCACTCGCCGCTGGCATGACGCCGGTCGAGTATCGCAAGCTCTGCCAGATGGACCCCATCGCAGAGTACGCCGAACAGAAGGGCCGCGCCGAGGGCGAGCGCGCCATGGCCACCACCCTGTACGCCGCTGCCGAGGCGGGCGACGCCAAGGCGGCGACCGAGATGTTGCGCTACGCCCATGGGTGGGTGGCCAAGCAGGCGGTCGAGGTCAGCATCGAGCAGAAGATCAGCATCACGGCGGCGTTGGAAGAGGCGCAGCGGCGCGTAATTGACCTTGTTGCAACGGAGGTAACGCATGTTTCCGAAATCACCTGACATTTCGGCGCAAAAACAACTTGTTACAGGATTGTTTGGGCGCACCCCCGGCACGGCAGGCCAAAGGTTTGATTTTGGCCAAAACCAACGCCGCGCGCGGCCAATGTTCTCTGACTATTCCGGCTGGACCTTGAGACCAGAATTTCGCGAAGACCTTGGTGACCGCGCGCAGTCTATAGAACAACTGCTGCGCATAGTGGGCCCGTCCATGCTGGGCAGCCGGGGCAAGATGTTCTACCAGTTCATGTCGCCGCCCGAGGAACCTGCGCCATCGCAGCAAGGAAATGCGTTTGCTGACCTGTTGTCCGGCGTTTTTTCTGGCGGCAACGCAAACACGCGCAATGCAATGTCGGCGTTTACAGGCTTTATGAGCCGCCGCAAATAATGCAGACCACGCGCTACAGCGCTGAGGACGAGCAGAACCTGATGGCGTCCCTGTGGGCGCCGTCGCTCAAGGACGACCCGCTCAAGTTCGTGATGTGGCTGTTTCCGTGGGGGCAGCCCGGCACGCCGCTGGAGCACTTCTCTGGCCCGCGCAAGTGGCAGCGCGAGGTGCTGCGCGATCTGGCCGAGCACATCAGGCAGAACAGCGGCAAGGTGGACTTCGACGTGCTCCGCATGGCCGTGTCTTCCGGCCGCGGCATCGGCAAGTCGGCCCTCGTCTCGTGGCTCATCATCTGGATGCTGACGACCCGGATCGGGTCCAGCACCATCGTGTCGGCCAACTCCGAGACGCAGCTCCGGTCGATCACCTGGGCCGAGATCACCAAGTGGCTGGCGCTCGCGTTGAACAGTCACTGGTTCGAGGTCTCGGCTACCCGCGTCATGCCCGCCAAGTGGCTGGCCGAGCTGGTCGAGCGCGACCTGAAGAAGGGCACGCGCTACTGGGGCGTCGAGGGGCGACTGTGGTCGGAAGAGAACCCGGACGCCTACGCGGGCGTGCACAACTTCGATGGTGTAATGCTGGTGTTCGACGAAGCCAGCGGTATCTCCGACAGCATCTGGCAGGTGGCAGCGGGCTTCTTCACCGAGAACACGCCCAACCGCTTCTGGATGGCGTTCTCCAACCCCCGCCGCAACACGGGCTACTTCTACGAGGCGTTCAACGCCAAGCGGGACTTCTGGCGCAACAAGACCGTGGACGCCCGCACGGTCGAAGGAACGGACAAGGCGGTCTATGAGCAGATCATCCTCGAATACGGGCCTGACAGCGTTCAGGCGCATGTTGAGGTCTACGGTGAGTTTCCCTCGGCTGGAGATGACCAGTTCATCCCGATCCATCTCGTCGACGACGCCATGGGACGACCCCGCTATAAGGACGCCTCGGCTCCAGTGGTCCTCGGCGTGGACCCGGCACGCTTCGGTGCCGACGCTACAGTTATCGCGGTACGGCAAGGCCGAGACATCGTGGCAATCAAGCGCTACCGCGGTGACGACACCATGGAAGTAGTCGGTCGCGTCATCGAGGCGATGGAAGAGTTCCAGCCGAC